ATAGCATCAATATCTAACTGTTTTCTAATCGTGCCTTTAATGTTTCCAGTAACATTTTGCGCATCTGTGAAGCCAGTAATCACAACTTCAGTTTCGCCAATAAGCAATCTTGTACCAACTTGTGCGCTATTAAAATAATCTGCGCTTGTTGTAAAAGTTCTGCCAGTACCAGATGTGTGAGATGGCGTAATCGTTACGCCTGTGGCTTGAAAGTTGTAGTATGGTTGATATGTTTTATTGCCATCAAGAGATGTATCAAACGCAAACTGCTCTCTAACAAATGTATCCAATGCAGTACGTTTTAATATAACAGGAAAAAAATCTGAATGACAAAAGAACATAAAGTCACCAGATTGAGCAAATGTAATCTGCGGTATGCGTGCGCTTGTTATTTCAGAAAAAGCAACAGTCGCACTTAATGATACTGCACCAGTAGTCGGGTTAATAAAGAACGCATCGATGTTTCCATTGCGAAGAGCAATAATATACTTCTCATCATCAGAAAAAACAAACGGCTCAATCCTTATCTGTTGCGTTAAAGAACTGTCATAAGTATCTGAAAACTTATGAATAAACTTCGAGCCAGGACGCTTTATGACACCACCCTCAGCGCGAATAAAAAAGTTTGTTACCTTTTCTGCGGCGTTTTGATAGACCTGCGAGTCAGTCCTAGATGTTAAAGAAGGGCTGACTTCACCAAAAGAAAAGTTGTTTAAAGGTACACGAATGCGTGCCATTAACTTCTCCTTTCAGTAATGAACCTCGATGTTGTCAGCTTACGTGTTGTTTGTTGTTGTGCATCAAGTGTCTTTGCTTGTTGCATTAATAGTTGTGCTTTACGTTCCATCATTTGAGCCATCTGCTCATCTCTAGCAATAGCTAATGCAAAACTTGCAGCCAAAGAATATTGAACAGCTAGTGTAAAGTAGCTTGGAAAATCCAGTTCTCTTGCACGAAAAGTATAATCAATAACTAATGTTGATGTATCCGATTCGTTACAAAATATCTTATCGCCGTATATTGTATAAGCAATTAATTGGTCGTCTATTGTAACTGCATGCACCATAAGATTGTCAGACGGAACTTGATATGCCGCATCAAAACGTCCAGTAGGGGCATTAGTTAATCTGTTTAACTGCGCCTGATTAGTCGCAAAACGCCAGCGTGTTGTACACAATGCTGTGCGTACAGTATCTTCATAAATATTATCCGCAACCAGTGCTTCTGTACTGTCTGCGGAAAACGAAGTAATAGGATTCGCGCCAATAAGTATTAGGCCACGAGACGCAATATCAATATCTGAATTAGCTACACTACTCATGTGGTTATGGGGGGCTAACGCCCCCCACTTCCTTAGTCGGTGTCTGAAACTGTCAGAGCAGTACCATCAGCAATATCGACAACGCCGCTTGCATTAGATAGCACTACAGATATGCCCATTGTGGGGGCATCTGAGTCATAGACAAAAACAACGTCACCAACATTCATCATTGTGGATGCGTCATTAAAGTAGCCAGATACACGGACTGCTGTCAGTGCATCTGTTGAGGTGTAGAACCACAGATTGTGACCGCCACCAGTAGCCATATTAGTTAGGCCAGAAGCTGAAAAAGCCATGCTCTACTCCTTATGTGTTGTTATCAAGGACTTCATAGATACCATTGTCATCAATAACAGTAGCACCCATTGACATCATTGAAGTTGCAAGGTGTGCAGCTTTTTGCGGCACATAGTTGATTTCAGTTTGAACATCTGAGTTGATGCCCAAGCCGACAGCAGATGTGTGGTAAGCCATGTTCTTACCAGCAGTAATTGCTGATGTAGAGAAAATCTTGAAGCCAAGAAATTCCTTCATGGTCATGCCACCTGCGTATGGCAGGTTCTGTTCACCAACAAAATCGCTTGAAGCAAATTCAGTAATTAAGAACAGATCAGCATATCCTTTTGGATGCATAGCCAAGAAACGGCCACCATCTTCGGGGATGTTTGCAGAGCCAAATGTTTCAAACAATGACAACAAATCTGCCTTTTCAAGAGCAGATGATGTGTCATGGATTTGAGTTGAGTTAGCACCTGAATCCATTGCACTATAAAGAATCTCGTCAGTCTTACGACCAAGAGCAGCAGCAGCAGATTGTGCCACAGCTTGACGTTCATCAATATTAGTCTTTAGTTCATCGAGCTTGTCGATGTACTCAGCCGCGTAATGGTCAGCCATAGTTGCCTCAACCTGTGTGTGGGTGAGTTCCATAGCGGTAATGTCACCATTGCGTGACTTTGTAGAAGCAGAACCAGTACCGATTTTTTGGAAGCGAACAGTGCTACCAGCGACATTGCCAACTGTGCGTACAGTGTTACGCAACTTTGAACCCATGCGCTGATAAGCCATGTGAACTTCTGACTCGAACTGCTTGATAAATGCGACATCAATAGTATTCGCCATTTTATCAGTCCTTTCAAAAGAGGTTTACGTTTACTACACAGTTGTCCGTTACATCGCGTCAATCGGTTATCCCGTAGGGCCGTCAGCTAGAAACAGGCTGTATTAATCAAATCTCACTTCTATCTCTGGTTGGCAACGCACAAAACGTAAACAATGATAACCATTTATAACGGTAGGTTGATTTGAAAAAGAATATCCCAACCAATCAAGCCACTTGATTGTGCGCTCGTGTTCAATAGGAACAAGGTTTTCTACCCAATCATATTGGTTGCAAAGCCAATCAGACATTAACTTCGATGTTGTAAGAAACTTACGCGGCTGCTCATCCAATACATTAGAGCCTAGCAACCATATATGCCCAGACGAAAGATTGGCTGTGTTTTCAAAGGGATAAACACCAAACATACATACAGGCTCATCTTTGTATAAACCTGTCCAAGTTTTTGCATGTTTGCTAGATAAAGGTACGTGGAGCGCACGCCACGGCGTTGCGCCATGAATCATGCACTCCCGTATATCGGTGTCTCGAAGATGATGTTGTAAGTATCCAGCATGTTCTATTGTTGCCGTTACAATCTTTACATCACCATCTTCATGGAAGGCGTTAATTGAAGACTTTGGAAAAGCCTGCTTGGACTTCCTTGACATAGGCTGGGTCTCTTTTCGCTGGATTCCAGTAACGCTCGTCAGTCATCATAGAGCGCAGTTTATCTTCTGTCATCCCAGTAGGTAAGCCTGCATCAGCAGACATTTGCGCACCACCTACTTTAGACATGATAAACTCAAGAGCCTCAATGCCCTTTGCCGTTTGTCCAATCTGCAAGATAGCATCAGCATGTTCTTCTGGGAAAAACTTGTTTGCCCATAGGTCAACAGCTTCAATACGTGCATCAGCATTGTCGCCAAGATTAGCACGCTCTTGTTGCAGGTCAGGTGTTTGTGAGTTGATGAACTCTGCATATTGCGCAATGCCAGATTCAAACTCCTCTTGGCTGTACGCATTCTCAAATGCATGATCAGCCCACCATTGGAACAGTGGATTATCAACAGCCATTTCTGCATCAACAGATTCTGGTATCTGATAATCACCAGCAGTAGCTGGCCTGTTTTCATAGGCAGCAGTTTCAAACTCCTGTATGATTTGCTGCCGTAGTTCTTCTTGACCAGCACCAAGTTTCTGCTCAAGAGATTGATAAGAAGACGCAAGGTCTTCTGGTGTATTAAATTTTTCTGGTAGCCATTCTGGACGTTCAGCTACAGGTGCTTCAGTTGTGGCTGTGGCTTCAGCCGCTACTTCTACATTATCTGCTTCGCTCATTTCTTTGCCTTTTCTGCTTGTTTAAATCGCCTCTCTATGAGGCCCACTAAATAACGCTGCCCTTCTAAATGACGTAGTTCAGCGTCAGATATGTTCGCACCGCTAACAGATTCGATAGTGATAGAGCGTAGATACTGCATCACTGCTTTACCATTAGGTGTGCGGAACAAACTGTTTATGTTCTGTGATATTCTGTCGTCTTCTTGTTTTGGGCGTGGAAACCCATCAAGGCCTAAGTGATTGGACATCAGGCATTTCACCTCTTGACTGTGCTTCTTGATATCGTTGTGCAGCTCTTCCAAGCTCTTCGCGCTCAACGCTATCACGGATCAATGTATCAGGCACGCCAAATTTTTCAGCAAGGTGAACAGCAACATCTTCTGGCTTTACAAGAAGGGTTAGAATCTCTGGCCCAAATGTGCCGCCAACCAACTGCAAATAGCGTGATATAGATGTAATATCTTGATTAGCTTGCGCTTGCGCAAGGGGCGAAACAGAACGAACTTTAACTTCTCTGCCATTTATAACTGGTAATTCAATACGGCCTTGCTTTTTCAAAATGTATACAACACGTTGCAGTATTGGTTGAACCATCTCAGCCTGTAGTCTACCAAAGGCAGACCCAATCCTTCTTGATAAATCAGCCATGCGTTCTGCAACTTCAGTAGCTGATGCTGGTGTTTTGTTTGGGTCGCCGAGCATATCATTATACAAAGCTCTCTTTATATTGTTGCGCATATCATTGAGAATAAGATTAGCAACATTAAAGTCACCAGCAGCACGTATTGGTTGCAATCCCATTGAACCCATCGCCTTTGGGATGATAGTCCCTGGAACAAGATTGATTGTATCTGTGTTCATAACGCCATCATCATCCATCTGGTAGATGCCTGAGATAGCCATTTGTGCATTTTCAAGAACAAGCTCGATTGTGAGATTAGTAGTTTTAATTGCACTGAGGGCGTTGACAAGAGGGCCACGCCCATAAATTTCTCCACTGGCTTTAGACCAACGGAAACATATAAAAGGATTAGAGCCTGCGCCAACAAACTGTTCGTAATAAATTATTTCTTCGTTAGCAGTATCGATGACAAAATAGTCATAGCGTTCTTCGTTACGCTTTTCATAATTCTTACAAATGACTTCCAGAATTTTACACTCAGCTTCTGGCTGTGTTGCAATAGCTTTTGCAAGTCGCTCACTAACTTTAGCACGCTCATAGGCAACAGGAATCGAACGGTTCTTAAGAGTCCTCTCTCTAAACACATGGTCAATCGAGCCATCTGCACCTGTATCCAACACGACAGACGGAAGCGGTATCGCGTTAAAGCGTACTGGATTGAGAGCATCACCTTCTTCAACAAGCAACACGCCTGTTCCAACAGCCAAGTCCATAAACGATTCATGTATCTCTTGCCCAAAGTTAGAAGATTGCAGAACTTCAAAAACATAATTAGTCACCACATCAAGTTGATTGTTGACCTCATCTATTTGCTCATCTGGTATTTCAGACCCAGCAATAAAATCCGCCCAACGTGCAAAGTTTGGAACAAGCCCAGATTGAAGACGAGATGCAAACTCTTGTGTTCCTACAACGGCAGTTTCGTCAAAGATTTTATCATCACGGCGTTGACCAGCAACTTCGTAATAAAAGCCTTGCCGCATAGGTAGCGCATATTCATAGCACTCATCAAACAGTGGCTCAAAGTTTAAGCGTTTTTCTTTAGCACGCTCATACTTTTCCAACATCATTTTTGGCTGATGCATTACAAAGTCTCGTCAAAATAACCCATGCCGCCTCTACCGCCTGTTAGCAAAGAGGTTGCACCAGTGCCACGGCGTTGCTGTTTTACCGCAGTTTCAACAGCTTCTTCTCTTGCTCTCGAACGCTTCAAACGCTCGGCAGCTTCTCTTTCTTCGCGTGCCTGCTTTTCTTGTAATTTAGCCTGCTCTTGCTCTTTCTTTTCTTCTTCTGTTAAGCCTTGAACCTGTGGCCTTGCTGGTCTACCTACACACATAGCAATCTCCTTTAGCTTTTCATACAGTTGCTTTTGAATATAAAGCAACGCACATTTTACATTCTAGCCCAAAGACCTTTACGTTTTTGTCGTGGTTTTCTTGTAAAGACATCAAAGTTACGTTCAGCTTGAAAAGGTTTAGGCGCATGCTGCATGTTCGTCAAGATTGCGCGTCCTTCGCCAGACCCAAGCATTAAATACTGCAAAGCATCGTGTATATGTGAAAAATGATTTTTATCTGGCTTATCCATATAACGCTCACCAGATACTTGCAACCGCCTATATTGGTAGCCGCCTTCAAAGCCTTTGATTATATTGCGACACCGAAAGTCAACTAATAGTCCTGAACTGCCATCAACCATGCGATTAAGTGCAGAGTTTACAGATTCAATTCTAAGAGCAACATCATTTGATGGTGCTGGCCTTGCATTCAAACCTGCGCCACGCAATATTTGAAATGGTGTTGATTCATCAGTTTGGGCGCGGAAGTCACCTGCTGGGTCGCCAAAGATAATAGCTTCGTTAGTTGCATACTTTGTAGACAACTCTTGCCGCAACACTTCAGTAAACTTAACAATACCCATATCAAAGGCTACTATCTCTTGTAGTATTAACCAGCGTCCACGTACCTTTTGTGCAACTACCCCAGCAGGAGTAAGGCCAAAATCAAGACCGATATAAACAGGTAGTCCTGCGGCAACAGGTATTTCTTCTTTGGCAACATGGACATCTGCTGCAAAATTGGCATAAACGGGTTTACCATCTTTGATACTCCCAAGGCGATTCATCACATATACATCTATCCAACTCTTCGTCTTCCCTTGTACAATGTTCGGATAGTAGTCGGCTCTCATATTGTTTACGTTTTCTGCGTTCTTGTTTAGCACGTAACCTGTAATGATCCCTTCTTCGTCCTTTGTTTCCAGCATGCCTGCTGGTTGTGTGTAGAAATTCCAGTTGTCTGGCTTGACCAACATCTTCGCTTCTTCTTTGGGAATATGGTCTGGAACGGGAACTTCGCCTGACATTATGGGCCACCAGTGGTCTTCTTCTGGCGCGTTTGTGTCGGCTATAACTCCTGTCCATGTGCATCCACCATCTTTCATTGAAGGGAAACGACCTACACGCATTGAGCATGCATCAATAATAGATTTGGGTATCTCCCTCGCCTCGTTAATCCAGATGCCTGTCAATTCTAGGGAGAGGAGTTTCTTGACATCTTCTGGTCTGTCGAGAGCGAGGAAGATAACTTCAAGGTCTAGGTCTGCTTTTTTGATGTGATGTGTATACGGCACAGACCAATGGAATTTGCCCCAGTCCTCTTCTGGAAACCAATCCAACCAAGTTTTAATAGTGGTAGTTTTTAACTGTGGGTTTGTGTTTCTGATAACAGCCCAACGTGATTTACGTACACCATCTGCGCCCTTCTCTTGCTGTACAGCACGCCTAAACAATTCAACGCAGCAACACACAGACTTACCTGACCCGACAGGGCCACGCAATGCACGAAAGAACGACTCGTCTTTCATAAAAGATTTTAGGACTTCGCCATCAGGTTTGTATTTAAATTTGGTCAATCTTGTGATCCTTACCAAACTTAATCATACGTTCCACAACCTCTGGCCCGATAACAGCAATAACTTTGTCTGCCTCTCTATCAGTTTGGAACTGTTTAGGATGGTAAGCAAGATGCACCTTCTTGACAATCTGGCGCAACATATCGCGCTCTTCACGCTTTAGTGTGTGTAGGAAGCTCATCTGTATCTTTTGGTTTTAGCTGATATCTTTTTAGGCTGTTTGGAAAACTGCTTACCAGCACGAGTTGCTCTTCTTTTAGCAGCAGTGGACGCTGCATATTCTTGCGGCGATAACGCCTTGATTGCGGCTGATGGTAGATAACGCTCACCTGTGGCTTTTGGCCCTTGGGTGGATGGCTTGCCACTTTTGGTTCTCCATTTTTGTTTTGTCCACTTCCGTAAAGAAGCCTGTGACGGTCTTAAAGCCATAGTTTCTTTCTCGCTACAATATAAAAAAAGCCAGCAAACATAAACAAAATAGCAAGAGATAAAGAAACAATGCCGATAACTTCAATCATCTTCTCTCTTTTTAGCCGCGCCTCTTTTATCTGTCTTTGTCTTTTAGCCCTAGCATCTGCTTGGAACTTAACCCAATCTTCCCACAGACCATAACGTCCGTAAAGGTACATCATGCTTTTAAGTTCAGCCTCTTTTCTTTTAATCTCTTCAAGAGCCATAAACTCTTGTAGGTCGTTACCAAATGTACTGTTACGCTTCTTGCTTGCTTTGGATTGCAGGTCTTCCTTTGCAAATGCAAAATCCGCAATCGCTTGCCCTGCCGATGCAAGTTCCTTCCCGTTTGCAATCGTTGTCTTGATGATTGCAAATGCACCGTTTATTGCCGCAAGCTCTGCTAACATTAGTTTCTATAACCGCCACCCTTTGCTTTATAAGCTTTCGCTAACATTTGCGCTTTCCTTGCTGACCACTGACCACTGCGGCCGCCCTTGTTGCCAGCCTTGATGCGGTTAAACAATGCTTTACGCATTGCAGGTTTGGTGTAATTACCAGCAGCATTGACAGCCATTACTTACCTACCTTCTTTTGTGCTTCTTTATGAGCAGCGGTAAATGATTTTCCATTTTTCATTAACTTACGCATCAACTTCATGTGCTTGGCTGTATGATGAACAGAGTGTTTTTTTAATGTGCTTGTTTGTCTCTTGGTCAACATAGAAGCCATTATACCTTACCCTCTTTTTGTTGTATGCACTCTTTTGCTGTTATTTTAGATAAAGGAATCTTTTGATGAATAGTAAATTCCATTTCCTTTAACCTATTTAAGCATTGCTCTTCTTTAATGTATGGCCCTTCTGTGTCTTGGGCAATGAGACATTGTTGCCCACCAAAAGCAACCCAACAAAAAAGAAGAGATGCATAAAACATTAATAACCGCGAGAATAGTTGCCAGCAGCAGGTTTACGCTTGGCTGGCATTTTCTTCTTAGGAGGTGCTTTTTTGACCATTGGCTTTTTGCCTTTTCCCATTGGCATCTTACTTACCTTTCTTCTTTGCTTTCATAATTCTAGCTTGCAATGCTTTTGGCAATGTCTTTTGTTTTGCTGTAAGCATTGACTTTTTAGCTGCTGGTTTCTTCATCATTTCTTTTTCCTCTTCTTTGCGGCTTGATACCTAGCCAATAAACGGCGGCCTTTAGCTACCGCAGATGCTTTGTCACCAGAGTGACCCCATGCGACCAGTGATAGCTTCAAACGTGTCGGTCTGCCCTTTTCGTCTTTCAGTGGCCCTTTGGCTGAACCCATGCGCACTAAGAACGAACCCTTCCTTCTTAGCTTCTCTGGTGTATTTGCTGCGCCCTTTACTGGTGCTTTTAGATTGCCCTTCTTGCCAGACTTCGTTCTGTACGATGCCCTGCCCTTTGCGTTCAATCCGCCTTTTGGATTCTGACCTGCCTTGCGTGTCCATGCTGGTGACTTTGCCATTATGCTGCTGGCCCTTCAAATGCAAAATCTCCTTGTGATTCTTGTAT